CAGAAGGGGTGCAGGGGGAGCGGTGGCTCGGTGCCGGGCTCCCAGACAGTGCCGATCATGGGCTTGCAGAGGCCACAGATGCGGTCGGGGTTGGGGTTGTGATTGGTCCAGAGCAGATTGCGAAGGCTCACGGATGGGCTCCTGGTGGTGACAGTCTACCGGGATCCCGCCGGCAGATCGGCGGGTGTGCTGTCACCATCCTGTGGTGAGTCCTGGGCGGGGGCGTCCCGCTGGGGGCGGGCGTGGGCGTCGGCGCGGGCCTGCGCCAGGATCTGGCGGATGTGCTCGCCGGTGAGGGTCTCGCCGGCGAACTTGAGGGCCAGGGTGAGCGCGGTCTCGTCGTCGATCCAGGCATGCTCAGCGGCCACGGCCAGGGCCTGGATGATGTTGTGGGCCGCCAGGGCCAGCGATTCGTTGTCGGCACGGGCCACTTCGGTGACGGTGACGGCGAGGGGGATGGTCTGGGGCTCCTGGCGGCCGGTGACGGCGCAGTAGCGCCGGTAGGCGACGGTGACCAGGTCCTCGAGCATCCAAATGATCTCTTTCTGGCGGTCGGTGTAGAAGCGGGTGGTGGGTTCGCCCATCTCGCGGGCGGTGGCGTAGTTGGTGCCTTCGCCCTCGCCCAGATAGTGCAGGGCGATGTTGGCGCCGGTGGCAGCGGCCAGGCGGAGCACCCGGCCGTCGGCTTCGGCTTCGTCGGCGTTGATCTGCAGGTTGTGGAGCGTGATCTCTTCGCCGGGGCCGTGGACGTAGATGCCGGCCTCGAGGGGGTTGGTGCGGCGCAGTTGGCGGCGCTTGGCCTCGACCTGGGTGTCGTCGGCGATCTTGACGTCGACCAGGCCCTGGCGGGTGCGCTGGCGGTTGAGGCGCACGCGATCTTTGAGCCATTCCGAGTAGCGCAGGGCCCAGGGCAGGACCGGCGTGAGGTCGCTCTCGCCGCGGGTGGCGTCGAGCGGCTTGTTCACGGCCCAGTGGAGCATGAGCGGACCCTTCTCCCCTTCTCCCGGGTTGCCGGGAGAGGGGGCCGGGGGGTGAGGGCCCTCCCACCGGCGGGGCGTAAGCTCAGCCGTGTGCTCGATGTAGGCGAGTTCGGTCTCGTAGTCGTCGGGGTCGGTGATGACTTCCTGGATCTGGCGGGCGGTCTTGAAGCGCAGGTAGGACATGCCGTCGATGGGGTTGGTGAAGAGGATGGGGAAGAGCTCGCCGTCGCGGGTGAGCTGGTCGGCGATGGGCCCCAGACGGCGGGGCAGGCGGTTGCGCGGGTGGTTCCAGAAGGCGGTGATGAAGGCGTCGACGTCGGGATCCGGGCTGTTGAGGGTGATGCCGGATCCCACAGTGTAGCTGCGGGTCAATGCGACGATGCGGCGCACGAGGAAGTTCTTCCGCCAGGCTTCGAGGGCATCTTCGAGGTCGGCGAAGAGCTCGGACCAGGGGCGATCGCCGGGGGCCTGGGTGGCGCTGTGCCAGCCGGAGGCGTCGTCCACCTGGGCGGTCACGGGGGAGAGAGCGCCTTGGGCCGTGGCGACATGATCGACCAGGTCGACCGCCGATCGTGTCGCCACGGCAGCGCGGCGGAAGAGGCGCGCAAGGAGGCGAGGCCTCGCAGGGCTACTGGGGGCCGCGGTGTCGGGCATGGTCTTCCTCGAGGCGGGTGATGCGGCTGGAGAGCATGAAGGCGGACAGGGCACAGACGGCGAGGATGATGAGGCCGGCGGCGATGAGGGTGATGGCGGCGATCTTGATCATGCGTGGCGATCCTGGCGATGGGCGATGACGTCGGCGAGGAGATCCAAGAGCAACAGGACGGCGACGAGTGACAGAAGGGCGGTGACAATGGCGCCGGGTGTGAAGCAGGCCGCGACGAAGTCGATCATGGCTACCACTCTCCTTCCGGTCCTTCTTCGTGGGCGAGCACAGGGTCGGCGAGCATGTGGCGGATGGTGTAAGCGTCGATGGGGGCACGGGTGTAGTGGGCCACGGCTTGCAGAGCGGTGAACTCGTCGACGGGGGTGATGGCGTAGATGGCGCCGGCGCCGTAGAAGCGGGTGAAGGGCTGCGTGGCGGCGCGGTGGGGCGTGGCGGGCAGCGCGGGCACATCGACGCGCAGCATGGCCGCACCAGCCACGGTGACCTCGCTCAACTGACCGGCAATCACCTGGTGGCCCATGATCTCGACGATGGCCCAGGTGGGCTTAGCGAAAGGTGAAGCGGTCTCGGGATCCGGCATAGCGTCCTCCTTGGCGGTGGTGACAGATGCCCCTGAGGCCTGCCCTGACTCGGTCGCCACGCGTAGTTTCACCAACCCGCACGATCGATTTCCTGGAGGGCATCGGGGATGTCTACGGCGGCGCCGACGGCGTCGCCGGGGTGCTCGAGCTTGTCGACGATGGTGCAGAGGGCGGCGGAGATGAGCAGGTCGTCGTGGCCGCGGGCGATGAGGCCGTCGTAGGCGGGGGACTCCCAGACGCCCCAGCGCATGCGTTTGGCGGGGCCGGGCGTGATCTCGTATTGGCAGGCTTCGACTTCGTACCAGAACTGACGCTGGCCCTCACCCCCCGGCCCCCTCTCCCCGCAGACCGGGCGAGGGGGAGAAGGGCCCTCACCCCCCGGCCCCCTCTCCCAGGCCGCTGGGAGAGGGGGAGACGGAGGGGGTGAACCGCTTCCGAGCGGCGAGGGCTCCGTATCGGCGTGATCCTGAAACCGGCCGGTTTCGACGAGGGCGAGGAAGTCCCAGCCGAGGTCGGATTTGACGTTGGGCGTGAACTCGACGGGGACGACCTTTCCGCCGTCGCGCTGGTGGCCCAGGGCGGCGGCGAGGAAGGCGGCCAGCCCGGCACCGACGCCGGTGGCGTCCACGACGACCCAGGCCGCGCCCCAGTGGCGCGCCAGCGCCAAAATACGGCCATACAGCGCCGTGTGGCGCGTTCCCAGGTGTAATTCCCTCTGAACCACACAGAACAGGCGTTCTAGGGGCATTCTGGCGCGATCGACGATCACGTCGACGATGGTGATGGCGGTGGCGTCGCGGCGGGGGTTGGCGAGCATGGCGCGGTCGACGGGGAGGCCTTCGGTCTCGTCCTCGCCGGCGACGTCGATGAGCAGGGCGTAGCGGTGGCCGGGCTCTGGCGCAAGCCGTGGAGGATGCGACCCGCGCATCAGAGCCCGGCGCGAAGGGGGGAAAAGCCCGCCGGAGGTGTCGACGGGTTCGAGGAAGAACTGCGTGCGGATGAGGGGGTGGTTGCGGCCGAGGCGGGCGACCTGGGTCTTGACGAAGGCGCCGTAGGCGGGGACTTCTGCGGCGACCTCGTCGGTGCTGACGCAGAAGACGCGGCGCCGGCCGTCACGCAGCTCGAGCTGATGCAGGTGCTGGATCGTCTGGGCCAGGAAGGTCTGGGAGGTCCAGGCGGTGCCGTAGAGGACGGTGGTGACGTTGGTGCTAGCGCCCATGGGGATGAAGTCCTTGTCCCACTTGACCTGGGCGATATCCTGGGCCTCGTCGCCCTCCAGGAGGAGCGAAGCGGTGGCGCCCACGACGCGGGCGGAGGGCTCGGCGGAGAAGAAGAAGGCGCGGGCGGCGTCGAGCTCGATGATGTAGCCCTCGCGGCGCCGGTACTGGCCGTGGTTCCAGGGGTTCTCCAGCCGGTCGGTGAGGCGGAGGATGGAGTTGACGGTCTGAGGCTTGAAGGTGGGCGAGGCCTTGACGATGCCGCCGCCCCGGCGCCGGTAGAGGTTGAGCAGGTAGGCTTCGAGCTGGGCGGAGAGTTCGTTCTTGCCGGCCTGGCGCGACATCATGACGGCGAAGGTGAGGCCCTGGCCCTGGAGGATGGACTGGAGGATGGCGGCGGCCGGGCGGAGCTGGTAGCGGCGCAGCGGGCGGCGGATGACAAGGCGGGAGAAGTGGCTGATATCGGAGAGCCAGTAGCGAAGGGCGGTGGCGAGGGTATGCACGGTGGTGGGTTAGCACAGGGCTTGCTCCAGCGCGGCGATCTGCTGGGCGAGGTCGGGCCGGTGGCGGTGGAGGGCCTGGAGGAGCCAGGCTTCGCCGCCGAAGCGGCGGACGTTGAGGACGAAGCAGCGGGCGCGATCGGCGACGGTATCGCCGGTGAGGCGGTCGGGGTCGGCGCCGAGCTCGAAGGCGATGGCGTTGAGCTGCTCGAGGGTGAAGTTGGCGACGAGGAAGCGCAGGAGCTGCATGTGGGGCCCGGTGGCGGGGATTCTGGCGCGGGCACGGCGGACCGCAGCCTTGAGTTCGTCGTTGCCGCGGTGAGAACCGTTCACAGATCGGCTCCTAGTTCGTTGCTGAGCTCGTCCAGGGCGGCCCTGGGAGACGGCGAAGGGCGTTGGGGCGAGTTGGCGCTCACAGGTCAGCTCCCAGTTCGTTGCTGAGCTCGTCCAGGGCTTGGGCTATGGCGCCGGCGATGCCGTCGGCGGCCTCGCCGGAGAGCGCGCGCTGGTCGCGCAGCAGCCGGCCCAGGCGGGAGGCGTTCTGGCCCAGGAGGTGGAGCAGCTGTGCCATCGCGGCAATGCCGAGCTCGTCGAGGTTGTCGTCGATGTACTTGGAGAGGACGCGCTGCTTTTCGGCAAGATCCTCGATGATGTCGGCGATGATCCCAGGTCCCAGGCGTGCGGCGTGCGCCGTGCCTGCGCTGTCCGTGCGAGAAGCGGATTGATCCTCGACAGCCCTCCGCCGGACTGCGTCAGTCGGTCGCGGGGCACTCCGGGCAGGCCGGCTGGGGTGGCGCTTATGCCAATGGCTGGAG